TAATTGCGGTTCACGGCCATCTGCTTACGAAAACGAGTGTAGTCGGATCCATCATAAACGAACTTGGTGTTGCATGTGGCGGAGGGGATGCCCGTTCCGTCAGAACTCACATGGACGCCTCCCGCTAAACCGCGCCATCCGGAAGTGATACTTTGTTTCGCAGTTGTAACCTGGTTCGATCCTCCCGATGTATAATACTCACGGGAAAGGTAATCCCCAGCATTGTTCACAACACGAAAAGGAGTTGCGGCGGGAATACGCCCACCATAGTTTCGGGCAGCAGAAGGACCATTCCACGCCTTACGAAGCGTGAAACGCAATGTCTCTAATTCAGAACTGCCTTTCAAGGTTCCATTTGTAACAGGACGAGGGGCAATTCCCTTTACACCCCCGCCTAAAGTAAAATTCATCACCATTGTTGATTGATATGTATATATTATAAGTAATAATTTAAAAAAGTTATTACGTATATCCTTTTATTTTCTAGAAGGAAATCTGTTATCAAGAACACGATTCACACCCCAAGACGCGGCGCCTCCAATCACACCTCCGGCAACGGCTCGTCCAACAAAAACAGCTCCAGCTACAACAATTGGCGCAACCTTTGCATCAGGCGCAACCATTATCGCTTGTGACGATGAAAAATCCATTGTTATTCAAATACGTTTATACTTTATAAAGTTATTATTATTTATATAGTATCACTCATGTCATAATCCTCGGCGCTACATTCATCGTCGCGAGTTCTTGAAAGAGCAACTTGCACGCATACGGGATCTGAACCAGTGCAAAGTCGGCACGATTCTCACACGTCTTGCAGAAGTGAATACTTCGCTCATCATTATACGACGCAATGATTCCACACTTGCGACACACATGTACTTCGTATTTGTCCGAGCAGTCATACATACGCCCCCTCGTGAAACGCGAAGCACCATGACCCACCATTGCATCACGCTCCATCTCTCCAAAACGCAGACCACCATCACGGCTACGTCCTTCCGCCGGCTGATGTGTGAAATTCACCATCGGTCCAATCGAACGACTATGTTGTTTGTCATTGACCATATGTTTCAGGCGCTGGTAAAACACTGGACCGATGAAGATATCCGACTTGATTTGTTCACCCGTGAGTCCATTATAGAGAAGTTCGTTGCCGTTCATTTCAAACCCGACTTTCAATAGTTCCTTGCTAATATCCTTAATATCGTACTCGCCAAATGATGTTCCGTCGCCGAATAATCCTAAATTCACAAGAACTTTCCCAAGCAACGTCTCCTTGAGTTGTCCGATCGTCATACGAGACGGAATGGCATGAGGATTGATAATAATGTCAGGGCGAATCCCGTCCTTTGTGAAAGGCATATCGCGCTCTGGAATGATGTTACCAATCGTACCTTTCTGCCCCATCCTACTAGACACTTTATCACCAATCACTGGCTTCCTGAATGCGCGGACGCGGACTTTACAGAAGCAGTACCCTTCACCATTACTGTCAATGTAACTCTTGTCGACATAACACTCTTCCGAGGTGTGATAGACACGACTGATATCTTCATATTTCACGATTTTCGTCGGGTCATTCCGGTTGTCTTTGATCGGGATCACCTTCCCCATAATGATATCACGATTCTCGATGAATGTATTCGCTGGCATCACTCCACGCTGGTTCAGTTTATCATAATTCCCGAATTTCATCCCCTTCGTCTTCGAGACGTCGGGATGGCAACGGATTTCTTCGTCACCGTTAATCTTCTTGTCTTCGTCCTTCTCTGTATGGTAAATCGTCGCGGAGAACATCCCGCGGTCAATCGCGCCTTGATTCACAAGAACGGAGTCTTCCTGATTGTATCCGGTATACGACATAATGGCGACGATAAGTGGCGCGCCAGAGGGGATTTCCGCGAGTTGGATCATTTGCATTAAACGCGTATCCACGAGGGGGCGGTGCGGGTATGTGAGAACGTACGCAGTCTTGTCCATACGGCGCTGGTAGTTCGTGACGTAGATACCGATTGCTTGCTTACCCATCGCGCATTGATACGTATTTCTAGGTGCCTGATTGTGCTCTGGGAATGGAATACATGACGCCAAAATCCCGAAGATCGTACTTGGATGAATCTCACAGTGCGAATACTTGTAAATGTAGGGGGACATTGCTCCTGCGTCTGTAGCAGCGGCGGCGATCTCATTCCGCAACAGGTGCTTCGGGCGCATCGCAATCATACTGAATGCTTGTTCATCTGGGTCAATGTACTCGATAACACCGTGGGCGTCGTCGTCACTCCCAGTGCTCCCGGTGCTTGCGCACATATGCGTCAACAAGTCATCCCATCCGATATCTTTCTCCGCAACGCGCTGGATCATCTCACGTGTAATATAAAGGTCGTTTGTGTCCTGATTGACTAGAAGCAATGGCCGCATCATTCGTCCTGCATCATTGCAGATCCTGATCTCCGCATTTGGATAATCAAAGACGACTGACGTGTAAATGTTGATAATACCGCGCCATTTCTTCAACTTGAACTCGCGGTACAAACGTAATGGGTCACGTGTAATTCCAACCCAGATTCCGTTTACAAATACTTTCACTTGGCGGTAAGTATCCTTGGGAGTGAGCGTCTCAACACGCTCAATGTACTCGTCAATATAAGCATGAAGTGATGCTGGGTTGCTGTGAATGGTCACGTGACTTAGGTAACTAATATTCTTGACAACACCAATACTTCCACCTTCTGGAGTTTCTGCCGGGCAAATGAATCCCCATGACGTATTGTGTAGCTTACGAGGTGGGACCAGTTTACCGCTCTTGTCGATCGGAGTATTGATACGACGAAGGTGACTCAGACTCGACGAATACGTCAAACGATTCAGAACTTGAGCAACACCGACCTTATTGCTCGTCATGCTCTTAATACCAAAATCACCAGTTGAAAGCGCGCGTTTCAGACCGTTTTCGATGGTGGTAGATTTGATGATCTTATACATGTTCGTATCATTGATGATATTCAGGTAGTCCTCCGTTGAACGCCATGATCCCGTATTGATTTCACGGACAACTTGCTTCGACATGTCCTTCACTAACTTATTGAAATAATTCCGGAAGAGGTTATTCAGAAGTGCGCCGGTAAGATCGACGCGTTTGTTCAGGTAAGAATCACGGTCGTCCTGTTTATTGATATCGAAGAATGCGCAGAGCAACTTGTGAGCCATGTATCCAAGGAAGAAGATTCGCTGTTGGTCAGTATTGCAGTGAGGGAATAGATCATTGTGAAGAACTTCTTGTGCAAACTCGCGCTTCTTCAATGCACCTGTTTCTTTGTCCATATTAATCGGCGTGAAGATGACTTGGGATGTGAAATACTTGACAGCGTCCTCTTGTGTCATGATACCATTTGCATCGATAATCGACGCTTGAAGTGCTTTCAATAGTTTATCTGAGATTTCTGCGCTTCCATCGTTGCTTGCACTCACACCACCACCACTAGCAGAACCTGGTCCTGCAATGTTGTATACAATGTACTCGCAAATCTCACGATCTGATAGTACACCAAGTGCACGAAATACGATGAATAACGGAATCGGCTGTTTCATTCTTGGAATTTGAATCACGATTGGATGCCCAAAACCATTCTGTTTCGCAGTGACCATCATGTTAATCTGTTTGGGTGATATGCACTTCGAGTCGGGGATCGACTTTATTTCCGCAACATAAAGGAACTTCGTGTTGTTTTTGGCGACGTTGTAGCAAAGCACCTTGTTTTCTGCTGCGCGTTCTTGCCCTAGTACAGTTTTCTCGCTTCCATTGATAATGAAATAACCACCTGCATCATATGGACACTCTCCAGTCACATTATGGTCAAGGTGCTTGTGCTGTGAAAGGACACAAATACACGATTTCAACATGATTGGAAGTTTTCCGATTTGGATCTTGGGAAAGACCTTATGATGAATGGTGATGTCACCTCCTGCACTTACGATTCCTCCTCCGCATCCGCTGCCGCTGCCCCCGCCATTGCTCCCATTCCCGCGAACAATGTATTTCACGCTCATATCAACCGTCATCATTGACGCGTATGTGAAATTGCGAAGTCGGGCTTCTTGGGGAAATAGGATTTTGGTGGCGCCTGTATTTTCGTGGATTTGTGGACGAGACAAATATAAGTTAGAGAATGACACTTCAATCTCCAGGCGGTAATTGTGCGACGTCTTGTCGTAATCTTGGTCGGAGACAATTCGAACCGGATTAAACATATCAACAGTACGCTTCAGTTGTACATTCACCATATCGTTATATGACTCGATTTGATGACGCACCAGTTGGTCGAGATGTTTTCCTTCAAAGTACGATCCAATGATGGTCCATGGTTCTTCGATATAACTTCCTACTCGATTCTTTATTTTGTTGGTAGTAGTATTGTCACTTTTTTCCTCTTCCTCCGCCGTTTCATTGTGCTTTTGATTGGCGTATCTCGGATTCAGCATTTCATATGTGGGTGCTTCTTCATTATTGTTAGTGGTGTCCGTGTCAGTGTTATTTGCAATTGCTGGTTCTGGTTCGGGTGCCGATGTTGGACCCGGTTCTTTCACTGGAGTAGTATTCGTCTGTTCTTTTTGTTTGCGTATAAGCTTAGGCATCGTTTCGAATAACAAGAATGAAATGAATTGATTTGAATTGACCCTGATTGTTGTATATCGGGGTAAACTATATTGTATTTTCAATTTATTTTTATGTTGTTTTCAAATGATATTCCCGTGTCATGAAATCAAATGGAATACAATATAAACCTTATTGTTGATATCTTATTACCCGATACTGTGTGACAGTTGTATTCATGAATAATACCAACCGTAATTCTTCATCTCCTCCACGAAAAAAACGTCGTTGGTATTATCATCACCCGAAAGGAAATACGAATATTCAAGATAATACCACCCCAAATGTTGATTCACACAATCCACCACCACAGCAACTGTCTCGACAAGAAATACTCAAAAATCACGAAAAAGAAAGGATCGAAAATGAAAAACAAGTAGCAAAAATGGAACAACAACTCCACGATTACTTTCATAAAACAAATACTGCGTATTCTTATGTAGATGATAACGGTATTTATAAATTTACACCAACAACCCAGCAGCAACCAAACGAAAAAAAACAGGATACAGAAACAATCAAAAATACATCATCCACTGAAAACCCATTTATGAATATGACATTTACACCTTTCGTCCCAGCATCGAATGTGTCTTTATTTTCAGCACAGCCGTTTATTCCGAATTTATGGACATCGATATTCCCTTTTCAATTGAATTCTGTAGCAACTCAGTCTGGTCAACCCACCGCTGCATCCGCGTTTCCTGCAGCTAGCTCTACTACGTTCCCATCACCGCCACCACCTCCCCCTCCTGAACCAGAGTTGGTTGAAATTCGTGAAAATATACAACATATCGACGATCTTATTGCTCTCTGTGATAAATACCCGCTTTCTGAAACGAAGAAATACAATATCAATATGTCAGCGATTCATGCGATTCGTAAGCCGTTGACTGACTTATCAAATATGATTGGAATGGATACGATTAAGAAGACGATCGTTGATCAAATTTTGTATTATTTGCAAGAACTTCATGTTCCAGAAACTAAACCAAGAGACGGTGATAAAGACAACAAAAAGGATGGAGACAAGAACAATGACAATGACAATGACAATGACAATGAAAATGACAAGTCAGCGGATGACGATGACGTTCCTTTGAAAGATATACGAGATGGGATAAAAAATAAAGCAAAGCAGGAAACAAAACCCATGTTCAATCCATTCGCAACATCAAATTCACCGCCATTTCCAATGTTTCAAACATCAGCAGCGGAATTCAAACCATTAAGCTCAAAGTTTCCTCCATGGAACCCTCAAGGGGGTATAGTCGACGATTTCGCACTTCCTACCAAAGGTGACTTTATGCATACAGTTATTTATGGACCTCCTGGTTCAGGTAAAACCGAAGTTGCAAAAATCATTGGCCGAATTTTCAGTAACCTTGGAATATTGAACAAGAAAATCTTCAAAAAAGTCAGTAGGAACGATCTTGTTGCAGGGTATTTAGGGCAAACTGCGATCAAAACGAAGGATATGATCAAGGCGTCATTAGGAGGGGTGCTCTTCATTGACGAGGCTTATTCACTTGGAAATTCAGAGAAACGTGATAGCTTTGCGAAAGAGTGCGTGGATACGCTATGCGAGGCATTGAGTGAACACAAGCATAATTGGATGGTAATTATTGCTGGGTATGAGAAAGAACTGAATGACTGTTTTTTCAGTTTGAATGAGGGTCTGAACTCGCGGTTTACATGGCGATTCAAACTGGATGGATATAAACCAGGTGAACTCAAATCAATCTACGAAAAACAGGTGCGCGATTATGGTTGGACAATTGCGGCATGCACGAACAACGGCGGTCAACAACTTCCTGAATCATGGTTTGCATCACGCATGGATTATTTTACGACGTATGGTCGTGATATGGAAACACTATTCACGAAAACGAAAATTGCGCATGGGCGTCGTGTATTCTGTCTTCCTGCATCTGAAAAAAAGATCATCACAATCGACGATTTAGAAAATGGGTTCAAGCTGTTTATTGAGAACCCCGAAGTGAAAGATCGAAAAGAGCGAGGTGCCGGACCATATATGAAGACGTTATATTTATAAATATTATATATTTGTAGTATCTTATACGGTATATATAAGACACTACAGTAAAGTTTAAAGAAAAAATACTGTTTACCACATACGAATATTAAAAATTACATAGATGAGTAGCGAAAGAAAAAGTATCACCATTGATTCTGCATCATTGATTGGTGGTGGTGCAGGAGGCAATAGTTCAAAACGACGTACAAAACGTACTAGCGGTAGTGGTGAGCGCAGAATTCGACCTAGTTCGATTGTGCAACCAAGTACACTTAAAAAGACATTACTCGAGAGAATCAAACAGCATCAACGAACGCGTGAACGATCAAGAAATGCGCAAGAAGAGCCTCATGAACAAAATAAATCATCCGAAACAAGTACGAGTACGAGTGACTCAAATGTTCCTGCTCAAAAAGGAGAAGATAACTTCTCACAATCTATGGATTTTCTTCGAAAACTGGCATTGAAGCGACGAGAACAACAACGTACACAGAAAAAACGCACAGATTTCAGTATTAGTGTTCCTGAAGCAAAGACACCAGAAGCAAAAATGTTGAACCAAGTATCCGAAACACTGAAAAATGGTGAAATTCTTACGAATACGGGTTTACTTGGCCTTCCCGTCGTTCCAATGTTACCAAGTGCAAATGCAGTACCAGTTACGCCAACCGTATCGTATCAGCAACCAACGATTCATCTCGGGGAAATGTCGATGCCAACGGCGATGCCAATGTCATCGTCGATGATGCCCGAGCCTCAACCAGAAACACCTCCTAAAATAACGGAACTAGCTGATATGTATAATAATACAGTGGCAGCAGTTGATGCTGCGGTAACGACCGGTAATGACACTGCATCGCATGATCAACCAAAAGGATCATCAGAACCACCATTGCACATTCCTCAAAAACCAGAAGACTATTTGCCCTCTATTTTTATTAAAGAAGACCCTCCGCATGGGTGCTTGAAAAATGGAACAAAACCGACGTTTCGAGAATGGGCTACAAAAATGTTGAATAAACCGGTAGATACAATTAAAAATATGTTAGGTGGTGGTGGTGATGACGCTACAAACGGGTCCGTGAACAACACAACTGAAGGTATGAACGCGAATGCGAATAATGGATTGAATAACACCGAAAATAGTACAATCGATCCTTCTCAAGTCGCAGGTATGCGTGTGAAAATACGTAAAACGAAAAAGAAACGTTTTCGTATCGGAAAACATGACGACGTTGTCGGTGTGTTGTTGAAAAATAAACAGACACAACGACATATTCAAAATCAGCATCACACATTGAAACAAAAGACGATTGGTGAAATACGAAAATATTTGTACGACCACCATCTTCTTAAAATCGGATCCAATGCGCCACCTGATGTACTACGAAGAATGTATGAAGACGCCATTTTGACAGGTGAAGTCAAAAACACAAATAAGGATGTACTGTTACATAACTTCATGTCGGGCGGTGGGGGAGAATAAACGTTGCCATCCGACATTTATTTCATTTCTATTATTAGCAGTGCGTGCATATGTACACAATATTTTCCGGCGTGACATGGTCATTTGTGCTATTTCCAGGAAATAGTAGATCTTCTAATGTTCGACCGTGAATATGGAATTTCCGCGCTTTTTTCAACAGGATCGGTATATCCTTTTGTTGACGTTTTCGAACAAGGTCATCGTAAATATGTTGAATCGCGTATTCGACAAGGTGCTCTTCTAATCGAAGAAACGCCGGATCGCTTCGTCCGACATTACCAACATCACACGTATTACTTCTATGATCACCGTGATTCATATTTATCGTGTTCCTTTGGTTTGGGTTATAGTAATCATTAATACGAATCGGAATGTTGAACTGATAATCCCAGAATGTGTCGCAAGAAATACGCACATCAAGCGTAATCATATGGTCGTTATTTTTTCGTATTGTGTGCATATATTCTGGGCCAGCGGGTGTGTATCTCTAACAGTATATTATTAACCATAATATCGTTTTAATATGTATTTTATGCGACATAAAGTACATAAACTGATAACGATGTATCTATACAGCTAGCTCTCAAGATTCATTGATGGACATTTGTATTCGCATTCCTGGACAATACCATTGGAGTTCTTCTGTGAGTGATGTAACACCTGCAATTCGAACAGCCTATGCTGAATATAAAGAACGCCCTAATTATTACCGAGAAACTCCATATTTTACGAATTCTTACATTGTATATCGACCTGACAATGACCCTTACTTGCCAACATACACTGCCCGTATTGAAGATATTCCAGCACTTCATGACTATATTGCGATAGCACGTGGTGATGGAGACGGCATAAATCACCGAAATAATTTGGCAAACAATATTACGATATCTCGCGCGGTCCATGAAACGTTGGAAGACGCTGGAAAAGCCATTCCGGTTATGGATATGAACGATGTTTCCGTTTTTATCGTTGATAATCCATCGATGGGACGTGCAAATTGGATGCCGTCCCGAGCATATCAGGCATGGGCGTACCGCGATTTTGTTTATGATCGTCACCGTTCAATAAAGAAATCATATATGTCGCCTGGGACAGCACGATATTACTACGAGTCGAACAATCGTATTCTCGTGAATCAAATGGTCACAATTGATGTCGATCATATTTCCCCGAATATTGTCTTCAATATATCACGTAATGATAACAATAGCGTATACTACGAGAGAAATGATGAGTTTCGGACACGGGTTCGAATTTGCGACAATCAATGTGCACGGTCAGGATATCTGGGATATTATACGCGACTTACCATGGATCCAGGCGTCATCGTCTTTCATCCTCCTTCTCACCCATTACAACATGCAATCGGAGGTGGAAGTGGTAGCGCTTCACTTCTTTCGATTGCGCACCTCCCCGACGCCGAAGAAACCGACGACGAAGAACATCAGTGTATTCTCTGTTTTAAGTATCGTATCAATGCAAAGTTCTCGCCTTGTGAGCATAAAGTATGTTGCTCTGAATGTTATTCCAAGATGGCGAAAAATGAGTGCCCGGTATGTCGTGCGGAAATTACGCGCATTATGAATGTGTAATGATCTATAATATAAGTATTTTGTCAAATGTTGTATCTTTCATAAGTTGGTTGTATATTTCTTGTAATTCATTATAACTTAGTGTATTCATTTTCTTCTGAATTATTGTATTTCTCATTTGATTACACTTTATTTGCGTATTAAACAGAAATAATGGAACGTTATGATGCCGTAAACGCGAGAGCTCTTGTCTGGTTAATGGCAATACATCTTCCGTTATCATTGCGAGCGGCTGAAATAGAATAGTACTATATTTCGGTGCGATGTTATTCATCATATATGTAAAATAAACCTTTTCATATTCTACGCGGGTCGCTGTCATGTGTTTTTTCATTTTATACGTTCCAGAAATAAAATTAAAAATCAATGTTTTTTCATTTACACACCTTATTTCACCTGAAGCATATATTCGATATTGAACGTTCTTGTATGTTTTTTCGAGTTCCGTGAATAACGCTTCGTCTTGAATCGCTTTCCTATACATAATTTGATGATGTTTTGTACCGAATTCATACATGTTGATTGTCTTTGTCGCATATAATTCCGGCTTGCCTGCTTGCGACAACACAACAGTTTTATTTGTTTCACGATCTTTCCCGACAATTTCTGCTATAACATATGTATAATATGCTCCTGATTCGAACTCATCGGGATTTACAAGAAGCGGACTTACTTCGTTGATGATTTCGGTAGTTGAAAGAGATGTATCATATGAGTTTATATGGATGTAGTAATACTTACCTGCATCTGCGTCTGGATCGCGGATATTTGACGCAGAGAAACCTTGTGTATTATGAATATGATGATACGGATGTAATAATGTATTACGCGATATTCGTCGTTTTTCTAATGGAAAACTAAGAATTGGTGGAATCCCGCTTCTTGTTCTAGGTGGTTGTGTGACATTTGAATAAAATACTGGGTCGATTTGTGACATTTGATACGATAAACTAGTATATTAGAATAACGTTTTTGTTCTAATATGTATTTCATGACAGCCACCATATGTAATGAATAATAAAGGCATCACTCGAGAGATATATAACCTTAGCATCGAGTCAGATCACGATGGCACTTATCAAAGAGTATTTTACACTGACTGAAAAATATACAAATGAATATGGCGCGAATACCGTTGTTCTCCTTCAAGTGGGAGCATTTTTCGAAGTCTACGGACAAATCGTTACTCCGGCGGAGGGCAGCGGAGCAAGCGTGACATGCACCGGAAGCCGAATCGATGATTTCTGCTCGATCTGTGAACTTGCGAAAGCGAATAAAACACCTGGTTTTCTCATGGCCGGATTTCGCGACTATGGGTTAGATAAATACTTGAAGAAATTACAGGATGCCGGTTATACTGCGGTTGTATACGTGCAGGATGGTCTGAAAACACCGCCAGTGCGTGTGCTTCAAGGCATTTATTCGCCAGGTACCTACTTTTCCACCGATATTGCGCCTGGCGGCGGTGGCGGTGGCGCAGCACTGTCGAACAACATTGCGTGTATTTGGATCGAGAAAATCTCTCGAACACTCGTTATGGGAATGACAAATATCGATATTTATACTGGACGTGCAACGATCTTTGAAACTGAGAATAAAGATACACATAATCCCACCACATATGATGAAGTCGAGAGATTTATTTCATCGTATATGCCATCTGAAGTGATTCTGATCTCGAATCTCTCGACGAGAGAAGTCGAAGATGTCATTCATTATACGAATATCCAAGCGAAAATGATCCATCGAGTACCTTCCGTGGCAGGGGCGGGGGCTGCGGCAGGGGGAGGGACTTCCACCGTGAAAGCCGAAAAATGCACCAAACAAATCTACCAAATGGAGGTATTGAATACCTTTTACCCTGAAGGTCGCGCCAAATCTCTCGAACAATCATTTATGAATTATACAATTGCCACGCAATCCCTCGTTTATTTGTTGAACTTCATCTACGAACATAATCCGAGCCTGGTTTCAAAGATTCAAGAGCCCGTTTTTGAAAACATGTCCGAGAGATTGATTCTCGCGAACCATTCACTCCGTCAACTGAATATCATCGATGATGGAAATGCTGGTGGCGGTGGCGGTGGCGGTGGTGCAGGAACCGGGCGTCTTAGTTCAGTGCTCTCCCTTCTGAATCATACTGTGACTCCGATGGGGTCAAGAGCATACAAATACGCACTTTTGCATCCCACATTCAATGAAACACAGTTGGAACAAGATTACGCGATTACCGAATACGTACTTTCGCTTCCGATTCCTTCGTCGTCGTCGTGTCTCGATGCCGGACTTTCATATCAAGGATTTCGAGAGAAACTCGGCTTCATGAAAGATATCGAGAAACTTCACCGACATATTATTTTACGCAAGATTGCACCTTATCACGTTCATTGTCTCTTTCATAATCTGCGACATATTCGCGATTTATATTCGGCATGTCTGAGAGATTCAACGCTTATCCGGCATCTTTCCGAGAGATGGAATATTCGCGATGACATTGTAGGAAAAAGTACCCTTCTTCTGGATATGTTTGAAAAGACGCTGAATATTGATCTGTGCCGCGATATCACGGATACTCTATTTGAAACGAATATCATTCAACGCGGAATATCCGCGGAATTGGATAAACTTACCGATGAGTATCAGTATACACAGAAATCTCTCGGCGAGGTGCAACGTGTATTGAATGAATTGATCCAGGCCGGCGAACAAAAATCGACGAGCGCAGAACCAGACTACGTTAAACTCCATGAAACAGATAAGATGGGGATTTCCCTTCAGTCAACAAAACGCCGTACAAAGATCCTGGAAGACAGGATTAAGAAACTCCCAGCGGGGTCGAAGGTCATTCAGATTAAGATTCCAGATAGTGACCGTGTGTACGCATTCGACACATCCGGGTTAACCTACCCCGCCGCATCCGGTAGTAACAATACGATTCATAGTCAACAGATCTACGAGTTATGTGCAGCGGTTGTTTCATTGCGTGTAAAAATCTCTGACACAGTGTCTGTTTTGTACTATCAGTTCATCAGCTCATTACATGAATACTATCATGACTTCGAAAATATGGTGGCGTTTGTAAGTGCGGTGGATATGATACAGAATCGGTGCTATGTCGCGCGGAAATACCGGTATTGTCGACCAGAGATTGCAAAGGAGGGTAGTTATGAAAAGGATGCATCATTCGTCCGCGCAACCGCGCTTCGTCACTGCCTGATCGAGAGAATCAATGAAGATGAATGTTATGTCACCAATGACGTTGAGTTAGGATGTGGAGTCGATGGTATGCTTTTATATGGGACAAATGCAGTAGGGAAAACCAGTCTCATCCGCGCGATTGGCGTCGCCGTGATTATGGCACAGGCCGGGTTTTATGTCCCTGCGTCCGGGTTCGTATACCGACCTTACCGCGCTATCATGACACGTATTCTCGGCAATGATAATTTATTCAAGGGGCTTTCAACTTTCGTCGTGGAAATGTCGGAACTTCGCGTGATCCTGCGCATGGCGGATCAATGCACGCTCGTTCTCGGTGATGAATTATGCTCTGGAACAGAGATGGATTCGGCGATCAGTATTTTCGTCGCTGGATTACAACATCTTTACCACGCCGGCGCGTCGTTTATCTTCGCGACCCATCTCCACGAGATCGCTGGTTATAGCGAAATCCGAGAGATGGCCCCGCGCCTCCGGCTCGCACATATGCGCGTATTCTACGACAAATCACGTGACACATTGGTTTACGACCGTAAACTTCAAGAAGGAGCTGGTGAAAGTATGTACGGATTAGAAGTATGTAAATCCCTGCATTTGCCCGATGATTTCTTGGAAAATGCGAACCAGATCCGCCTCAAGTATCGCGGAGTAAGTACGAAGACACCTACAGCGAGTATTTTAGATGACTCGGTACAGTCACGATATAATGCGGCGAAACTGCGGCGATTATGCGAACTCTGCGAAAAGGCGCGCGGAACGGAAGTTCATCATCTGCAACATCAAGAGAGCGCAGATGCAGATCATTTCATCGGACATATACATAAGAACCATCCGGCGAACCTGGCGTCGATATGCGAAGACTGTCATCGAGAGATTCATGCGACAGGGACCGAACATGTGAAGGTGAAAACAGGGAAGGGGGTCCGGATTGTAGCGAAGGCGCGAGTGTAGTATTCCATTTTAATTGTAATATTTGTATATTCTATATGTCAAAAACAGAAAAAAGACGTAAAGGTCCAACTGAAAGTGCGACTATATTTTCAATAGGAACTATAAAAAAAGGTAATGATGGAAATAATTGGAAAATCATCGAAACTGCATCAGGAGTTCATAGATGGTCTAAAATGAATCGTACAGTCAAAAATAATACAATAAAAAGAAGTATTGAAAATGATATTTCACTCACTCGACTTAAACAAATCGGTAAAAAATACAATGTTTCAACATCTGGAAGGTCGAAGAGTGATATTTCGAAATTACTATTTACTATTCGCGGAAATGCTTTATCTATGAATGAACTACAAGCGATCCATACATTACTTCCAAGTAAGCAAAAAAAAGAAGCGCAAGAAATGATTTCTGGACAAGTCGAAAACCCGATAACAGATTATAAAGGAATGTGGAAACCTATAGCGAAACCATTACGCGAGATGTCACGCCGAGAAATGATAAATAACCTGCGTAAATTTAGAGATGCGTGGGAGAGCAATACTGGTAGAAATCAGGATTTATCAGATGAAAAATTGGCAGGAGATATATCAGATAAAGCATTGCGAGAACGTTTGGAATATTATTATAGTGAAAGCGCGAAACATCAGGCCGCAAATTGGATTCGAGATAATTCGTGATAATTATCTATATGTAATGTAACTGGGTTCAATTGGCGTAGCATAACAAGAAAAATGGAAAGAGTATCAAGTGCTTTAACCGCGATCAAAGATACCGGCGAGTCAGGTGCAAGTAGTATTGGCGGGGTTATCTCGTCTTCGACAGAAAGCGGAGTATCCGCATTTAAAGGAACAAGTTTAGGCGAGTCATTTTTCAAGAATATTGGCGCAATTATGGTTGTTGTTTTCATTTTATTAGGCGGCGTCATTTATGTCGAATTCGCCAAGACGGCGAAGAAGGCTAGCCAGGAAAAGGCGGCTGCAAGTACAAAAACGAAAGGTGTCAGAGGCGCAAAAAGCACGAAGGGCTTGTCATATGCAAGAGTCGGTGGTGGTAGCGGTAGCGGGGGAGGCGGCGCCGGAAAGAATCAAGGCGCAAAATCGAATGCAAATGGGAATTCTGAAATGATGAAACGAACCGTAAGTATTGAACCAAACACCGGGTTAGTTGACCGTGTCTTTTCTACAGACCAGGCATTTACCGCACCGGCAATCAGTATTCGAAACGAATTGAAAGAAGCATTTGGAACGCCTTATACGGAAAAAGAATTGGAGAAAATGCATACCAAGTGTAGCGATTCTTTTTGTGTTATGCATCAGAAATCACCGGCGGAACTGGAACGCGCTTGTAATTCGATCAAGACGAAACAGATGTGCGGCACGAAATGCTGCTGCGGGTGGACAAAATATACCGGGTTTGAAGGCGACAATGATCCGGTGGTACTTATGAATACGGCGGAGGCGAATGCCAAAGCGCCAAACGGAATTTCTGAGAATTCAAAAACTCCTGGGAAATGTGTCGCGGGGAATTCAAAACGCCCCTATGATATTAAGGATGAACAAAACCGGGAAAAGGATATCGCGTATTATTACTATTTAGGACAATGTGTCGGAGGACGCGGATGCATGAAAAAGGGGTCAGTTAAGGCATGAAATGGAATGAATGGAATATGCAATGAATGGAATAATATTATATCTATATTGTATAAAAATGTTTTCAAATAAAGGACAGAATCAACAGCAACAGCAACGCGGAGGATTTCATATGAATACACATACACCATCGAGTTCTAGACATTCAACGAAGCGTAGTAGCAAGTCCCGATCTCCTCGCAAACCTCACCCATTCCAAAACCAGGCAGAACTTCAACGGGTGATGTCACTATTTCAGTAAGATATTTTAGCAATAAAATACGAGGGAAATCACGCCGCGTATTTTATTATATGTGTTTATAGTATAAAATGCCGGACTTTCGTAAATCGTACAAGAAATCGAAGAATTCCAAGAATTCGAAGAGTGGTGGGCGTCGTAGGAAGCATACGATGAGGAAGTATCGCCGTGGGAAGAAGGTGATGGGGGGAGGAGTAGTAGTTCCATCGAACCCAAATCTGACTAAAAAAATGTCAGAGTTGTTCGAGAAGAAGGTTTTCGATATGATTGTTGTTGAACAATTTATTAAAGATAATAGTTTACCTTC